TTAAGCAGCAGATTGAGCTTTCTGCGCCCCCATGCATCTATAACGGCACTAAGTGTATATTCTGGAATTTGACTTTCAATTTCCACGGCTGACCGGCTTGGGTTTGCAAATATCCAATTATACGTTTCGTCTGTTAATGACTCATCGGATTTGAAAACGAACCCAAGCATTTCAAATAGGTTTTTCAAATCATTATCACCGAGGGCTTCCAGAAAATTTCTTGTTACTCTAAGGCGGCCAAATTTGCGCTGTGTAATGCAGTTTACCATAACGATTTCCTCCTATATGTGATTCCATTTTCATCCTTGTAAAGATTGTTGTCAAGCCGGTAATTGATCAGGTCGATATATTCTTCACTGATTTCAATCCCGATGTAATTCCTGCCAGTCTCTTTTGCCATGAGTAGTGTTGTACCAGCACCGGCCATCGGGTCTAAGACTATGTCCCCTGGCTTTGACCATGAGAGGATATGATCTTTTGCCAACGCCATAGGGAATGTGGCAGGGTGTGCTGCAATGGCTCTATCACCATAGTTGCAGATACCCACGTTATAATCCCAGACATTCCAGCGGAAGCCATATTCCTTAATCACAGCACCGCGCTTCTTACAGGGCTTCTCTTTGAGACTCCCATCAACCTTGCGCTCAGTGCCAGATACTTTCATATTGGCGTGCTTGTTTTTCCGGTCTTTCAGCGGGTTAAACGTCTTTGGCATACCTTTACTGAATACGAACATGTACTCAAAACAGGCATAATACCTGTAGATATCGGGGTATGGAATCGCGTTTTTCTTGTAGATCATTGTGTCATGAATGTTGAAACCAAGTGACTGAAAGTGAAGTGCTTGTCTAAAACTTGTACCACATTCACCATCTTTTGTTGTCTGATCACCAACGACCCAGACGATAACACCACCTGACTTAACTATTCTATGTAGCTGTTTTGAAGTTGCTTCAAAATCAAAGCCATATCCGGTGTAGTCCCGAAGTTGCGAGTACGGGGGCGACGTAACAACCAAGTCCACATACTCATCTGGGATATCCTGCATTACTACCGCACAGTCACCGTGATATACTTTATTTGTTTCCATTGTTTATTCCTGGTTTGTACTACAAATATACCTATAAGGTATATTGTTCCTTTCTATATTTTATCCATTCTATCACATCTTATAACAAAACACAAGATTTTAAAGTATTTTTTCCTTGACATATATTTGTATAAAATGTAAACTTAAAATATGAAAAAGACGTTCAAATATAGAATTTATCCTACAAAAAAGCAAGTTAAAACTCTAAATGATAGTATTGGGGCTTGCCGCTTTGTCTGGAATAACTTTCTGAATGAAAGAAAAACTCTATATGAAACTGAGAAGAAATCTATTTCCAAATTTGATCAAATAAAGCGTTTACCGGAACTAAAAAAAGAATTTCCATTTCTGAAAAATGCTTATTCCCAGTCATTACAACAAGTTGGAACTAAATTAGACTTAGCATTTAGAGCGTTTTTTAAAAGAATTAAAAAGGGAGAAACCCCAGGATATCCCAGATTTAAAGGTTTTAATCGTTTCAATTCGATTCTTTTCCCTCAATATGGAAATAGTAGTTGCCAGATTAAAAACGGAAAACTTGCAGTTTCCAAAATCGGCGATATAAAAATAGTTTACCATAGAGAATTACTAGGAACGCCAAAGACTGCTGCTATTAAAAGAACCAGTAATGGAAAGTGGTTTGTTTCAATTTCCTCTGAAATTGAGAATAATCCATTACCAGCCACTGAATTAGTTACTGGTATTGATTTAGGGGTGAAAGTATTTGCTACTTTTTCTGATGGTAGTAAAATAGAAAATCCCAGATTTTTAAAATTTGAAGAAAGTAAACTAAAGAAATCCCAAAGTAAAACCGATAAACTAGTTAAAGGTAGTAAAGAAAGACGTAAAGCCAGAAAAGTAGTTAATCGGATTTACGAGCGTTTGACGTGGAAAAGAGACAATTTTTCACATCAAGAATCTAGGAAAGTTATAAACAAATACCAGACAATTTTCCTTGAGAAACTAGAAATTAAAAATATGTTGAAATCGGGAATTCCCGGTTTAAATAAGAGCATTTTGGACGTGGCTTGGAACCAATTTTCAAACTTGATAAAATACAAAGCGGTAGAAGCTGGTAGAACTGTCAATTTTGTAAACCCAAGAAACACTAGTAAAACTTGTAGTCAGTGCGGCCGAATAGTAGATAAACCTCTAAATGAAAGAGTCCACAAGTGTTCTTGTGGACTCGTCATGGACAGAGATTTGAATGCCGCTATAAACATTTTAAGACTGGGAACACAGTCTTTGGGACTCGTCCCTAGAAGCTCCATGCTCTAGCCTGGAGAGTGTTCATGCTATGATGTAGCGTTTTAAAGATGAGTACGAGAGTTGTTTGTTGAAGAATAAAGAGGTTGTTGACAGAATCATAAGGGGGTTTTAGTCCTGTGAAAGTTCCTGATTTTTATCAAAGCTTGTATAAAAAGTATAGCCATGAACTATTAAACCACTTGTTAGCTAAGTGTGATAAGTGCAACCATCAGGGCCATATTGTCATAGAAAATGACATGTTCATCGACTGTGATTGTGTGAAATCATTTTACACCTTGAAAAAATATACTTACTGTGGAGTGAACATTAAACACCTTCACCGTGACGAAGCGTGGTTTGAAAAAGAGTTTGAACCAAAAACTTTCAGTAAGCTCAACCACATAAAAGCCAATCTTGACGACGCATTAAAGGTTAATTTTATCATATACCCCGCGTCTGATAAGCATTGGGGCGCGTCCCACATCGGCAATCAGGTACTCAAGTATTGTGTCGATGCTGGAAAACGCTGCGCTGTGGTTTCTTCCAAACACATCATGGACTTGTTCTTTTCATGGGACAGAGAAGACATGAATGGTTGTTTGGAGTATCTACAGAACATAGACGTTTTACTCATTGACGAGTTCGGGACGGAATATAACTCGAAAATGAAAGACAATAAGTCTTTTGTGGCAAACAATTTTAATAGTCTTGTAATGGAAAGAAAACGTCTGGATAAAACTACAATAATCGCCAGCAACTTTCATGCGAAGAATATTAAAGAAACCTACGCCTCTGAGATTCATAGTATCATCATCAACAACTTCGTGGGGCTTGAAATAAAGTCTGCAAGCAGGAAGAAAAGTGAGTTTGAAGGTATTCTGGTTAAGATACAGAAACCAGAACTCAGAGATTGTTTTGAAGATATCGACATGGGACAAAATAAAAAGAAGGGGTGCTTTTGATTACCTATGATCACCGAAAATCTAAATATCGAGTATTCGATATTTTTTCTTTTGTTTACCTCTAAAAAGACAGAAACCGTCAGGTACTTGAGGAATCGCGGGATAACTCCAGAATTCTTCTCAGCACTCTTTCATAGAGAACTGGCAAATGAAGTATTTGAACTTTTCAAAACCGGCAAAACACTTTCATTGCCAATGTTCAAGACGCATTTTCTGAACCGGCCACAGACCAGTTCAGATGATAGTATCAAATTCAGCAATTTTGAACGCGGCATTAAGGAACACAAGATCGCGTTTGAAGATTTGGAACACCTTTGCGATATGCTGGCTGAGTTCTATGTCACCAGAAAAACTCTGGCTTTGATGAATGACACCGTTGATAACAAGGATAAGAAGGGTATTAAGGATTTACTGGAAGAACTGGAAGTGGCTCACCGCAAGCACCGGTCTATTCTGGACAAAGACAATGTTAAAATGGTAATGGGCTTCAAAGCTGGTCTGGAAGATCGTATTGAACGCGCCAAGAAAGTTGCAGATGATCCAGACGCAGCAGGAATGGTCTGCACCGGCTTAAAGAATATTGATAAATGGATTGGCCGCCAGTCTCCAGGGCAATTTGTTATCTATCAGGCAAGAACTGGTGTGGGTAAGTCCATGATGCTCATGGGAACCGCCATTGCCAATTTCAAAAAGGGCTTGAAAGTAATTGTTGTCACCATTGAGATGAGTGCTGAAGATTATCTATACCGCTTTGATGCCAATATTACGGGCATAGAACATCGCGAATTCACTCAGGGTGGCATAACCAAAGACCCCGATAAGATGGTGGCATGGCGGCAGAAGGTAAGCAAATTCGGTAAAGATGGCTGTGATATTCTGGCATATTGGGTACCAAGTAACTGCACACCGGCCAAACTTGAGAACATCATTGCTTCAAATCCATTCAAGCCAGATGCAATCATAGTCGACTACGCGGGTGATATGAAAGCCGGTCTGAAAGGTATTCCCGATTATGATGCTCGTTCACATGCTGAGATTTATTCAGCTTTAAAAGAGTTCGCTGGTAAGTTTAACTGTGTCGTATATACAGCGCAGCAATCAAAGCGTGGTACTGGTGGTAAAGCCAATACTGAATCCGGTTCATGGTCTGATGTTGCCAGTAATAAGGCAGACATCATGTTTGCGGTGGAAGTGACCAAAGAAGATGAGGATTTCATAACCGAAGTGGACGGCTCAATGATCATCGGCAGAATGACAGTTGCTGTTATCAAGGGCAGAAACATTCCCAAGTGTAAGACTCATATTATTCCTCGCTTCCATAGAATGTCATGGTTAGAACGAGAAGAATCTGAAATGATCCCGTGTGGTAGTGGTAAGGAAATCAAAACTGTTAAGAAGCAAATGGAAGATAAAATGGCAGTTGCCCATAAAGAACTTGAGTCTGCCATAAATTCCAAAGAAGAAAGTGATGTTGATCTTCTGGCAGAATAATTGATTTTTGTTGTTGCAAAATGTAATGAGATGTGTTACTATATTAAACAATGGAGGTTACGAATGGATATACAACTTTCTTCTGGGGAATTTAAAAGCTTCCTCAAAAAGTGTCACAGTGGCGGCTTAGTTAAGGATTTGGTCATTCAGGCAGACACAGACAAGGGGATTTTCTCAAGGTTTGCAACGAAAGAGAAATCGTTTTATGCCGAAGTTTACTTGAAAAATGTCAAGGTCAATGCCGAAGGTACAATCAAGGTACCGCATGTGAAAAAGCTCATGGACGTCATTTCCAGGGCTGACTCAAAGATCATCAGAATCCTTTCGACCGAAGATACCTTTTGTGTAACCGATGGTGCTGGTGTGGGCAAGATGAAAACTGATATGCTTCAAATCGGCGATGCCGAAATCGTTGAATCGTATCACGACATTCAGAACCTTGGCAAAATGTTCGACACCACCAGTCTTGAATACACAGTTGCCGGTATCAAGTATGAAAATGGCTGTAAGATTTCTTCCGGTATGTTGAGTGAAGTATTGAAAGATGCCAAGGCATTTGGTTTCGAGGTTTACACCTTCATGACCAAAGATGTCAAAGGTAAATTACAACTGAGATGCTTCATTGTTAATCAGCATACAACAGAAAAACTTCAGCGCGTAGTTGCCGACAATGATTTCCTTGGCGATATCTCTGCCGTAAAGGAATCAACTGTTGGTAAGGGCTTCAAGGAAATACTTGAAGGTGTTCTCGGTGAAGAAAAAGAACTGGTCGAAATCTACTTCCATGAGAACTCATGGCTGATTACTGACCGTGAAACTTTCTATTTCAATCTTCACACACTTGACGAAAACTAAGGGGGAAACCAAGATTTATGGGACTATATAGTGCCAAAGAAATGCGCTCGAAAATGTCTACCAGTAAACGGGAGATGCGTGAGTTTGAACCGAAAGAGAACAAACTTTATCATCTCTGGATTCCGAAAGACTCATTTTATTACATCAAGAAACATTTCAACATCCATTCCGTACCTGCCGCCAAGAACTGCAAAATCAAGGCTGTCGCCTGCATCAACAGTGATTCTGATATGGAAAAACGCCGATGCCCAATCTGTGAACATATTGAAGGACTCTGGGAACAGTGGCGTGCTGAAAAAGGTAAAGCTGAAAAGAAGGCCATTCAGAACACTATCAATCGTTTCAGTGCCGAGTACATCTATGTTAATGCACTCGATGTCAATGATGCTGACCTGAAATTCGTTGCCCTTCGCCTGACCAAAGGCATGATGGAAAGCCTTTCAATCGCAGTTGAAGATACACCGATTGAAAACATCATCTGGCAGTACAAAAAGGCAAACAAGAACGAGAAAATTGAGTACACTTTCCTTGAATCACCCAATGACCCACGGGCAATTGAACTCTGCAAGGAATATGATACTCTGGCAGAACGCACCTTTGCCGATGGTGGCCCAGTTGATCTCATTGCCGCCCTGTCTTATGATACAACCGAAAAGAAGTATCTGGAATTGCTGGCCGGTGCGGAACATGACGACGATGATTCTGGTGATGATGATAAACCAGTTTCAAAGAAAGTCGAAAGCAAGCCCAAAGCTACGGCAACAAAGAAAAAGGTTGATGTTGAAATCGAAGATGACGACAGTATCAGTCTTGACGATGTTGAAATGGAAGACACCAAGAAAAAGGTTGAAACCAAAGTTGAAACCAAGAAAAAGGTAGAGACTGCCGATGACGACCTGGAACTTGATGATGATTTCGGGCTTGATGAAGTGCCAGAAAAAAAGGCAGAAACGAAGAAAGCCGAAGTAAAGGTTGAAACCAAAAAGCCGGTTGAAAGCAAGGAAGATGATATCGACCTTGATGATATCGACCTTGATGATCTGGAACTTGATGATCTCGACCTTGACAATGAAGTTGATGAAATGGTAGACGTTGATGCCGCCGCTGTTAATGAGCATAAGGCAAACAAACCTTTCATCGGTGAAGTTGTTAATGTCATGGTGAAAGCCAAGTACATCAAGAGAACCGGTGATTATGCAACTGACCTGAAAGCGGCATATGCCTATCTGAAAACCAACAAAACCAAAGTTCAAATCTCGAAATCTGCGGTCGAAATACCGTTCTAAACTCCACTTATACAGGGCAAGAGAATACCAATCTTGCCCTGTATATCGTTCTTAATGGAAGGTAAACAATGGAAGATCGTTTAAAGAAAATGGCAGAATTCTTGAAAAAGACTAATGCCAAAATGAAAAAAGAGTATGGTGCAAATGTTCTTTACACTGGTAATGAAGTGGGCAATTTTGAACCATTTCCTACCGGCTTCCCAACGGTTGATCATATCAACAGTGGTATTGGTGGCTTTCCAAGAGGCGGCATAACCCTCATTCATGGTCTTGAAAGCACCGGCAAGACAACATTCGTACTTGAAGCTATCCGATATGCCATGAACAATGACCCAGACATACTTGGGCTTTACATAGACGTTGAAAATGCGTTAACCAAAGACTTCTTGATAGCCAAGGGCATTTCACCGGAAAGGCTTAGTTTATCAAGCCTTAATACTGAAGATGCTTTGACAATCGCCAAGAACGCCATTGCCGAGAACATTTACGATATAATAGTCATAGATTCTTTGGCCAAGCTGGACTCAAAGAATATGATGACTGGCGATGTTGGTGACAAGAAACAGAGAAACCAGAGAGCAAGGATCATTACAGAATTCTTGCGCTTTATATCCTTTACACTTCGTCAGTCAAACTCAGCACTGATTCTGATCAATCAGGAAATTGAAAACCAGGACAAGAAAACGAAATATGACCCAGACACAGTTCTTCCATGTGGTAAGCAGCAAGTATTCTCAGCAAATCTTCGTCTGCAAATAAAGCGGTCGAAGAAGATTAAAGCTGGTGAGAAGGTGGTTGGGTATCTGTGTTCCGTTACTTCGATCAAGAATAAGATTGCTGCATATGAACGAGCAAAAACCATGCTCTCATACTTATATAATCGTGGCTTTATCAGGGAATTCTCCATTCTGGACTATCTTGAACAACTCAAGATCGTAACTAAAAACATGGGCTATTACAGTTTCACAGAATCCAAGTATTACCCAAACAAGTTCAGAGCCGGTGAAATTGGTGAGATTCTTGAAAGTATCAATGATAACTTCGGCATTGATCTGGCCGCGATGAAACCAGAAGATGTTGATTATGACGTAGAAGGTGAAGCGGAGGTTGAGACTACCGACGATGAAGATTGATCTAAACAAAGATTTAAACATACTCATAGGCGATGTCAGGGAAACTCTCAAAACCATTCCTGCTGGCAGTGTCAATTGTTGTGTAACTTCGCCGCCATACTTTGCACAGCGGTCTTACCTTGACGATGATCATGAGTCAAAAGACAATGAGATTGGCAGGGAGAAAACTCCAGACGAATTCATTACCAGTCTTATTGAAACATTTTCCCATGTTAAAACTGCGCTGAGAGATGACGGGATTCTCTTTGTGAATATCGCCGATACCTACTGTGGCACTGGCGATAAGGGCGAAACCGTTGATGCAAAATATCCAGAGGGTAGAACCGGTCAGAAGGTTAGCAATAACCGCAAAATCCCAGGGATTAAAGCCAAGGATATGATCGGTATTCCTTTCATGCTGGCTTTCGCCATGCGTGCCGATGGCTGGTATTGGCGCGATACTATCATTTGGGCAAAGGCGTGTAGTGGCTTGTATGATGGTGGTACTGTTATGCCAGAATCAACTAAGTCTCGCTGCACCAGAAGCCATGAGTATATCTTGATGTTCAGTAAGTCATCTGATTACTATTATGACTATGATAGTATTGCCGAAGAACAGAAAGAAATCTCTTTGAAACGTGCCTTTTCCAATAACAATATGGAAGCCCGTAAAGGGCAAGGTGATGAGCAATACGCCATTTCTGGCAAGAGTCAGGATAAAACATATGCCAAGATGCGAGAACGCATTGAGCGTGGCGAGAAAATGACCAGGAATAGACGTTCGGTTTGGACAGTGAATATCAGACCTTCCAAGGTCAGTCACTATGCTTCTTATCCTGCCGAACTGATTGAACCTTGCATACTGGCGGGGTGTCCCAAGGGTGGTTATGTGCTTGACCCATTTGGTGGTACCGGTACCACTTCGATCACTGCCAACTTGTTAGGCAGAAAAGCAATCCACTGCGACATTGATTCTCGTACTGAAAAGTATATTGAACAGCGCCGTAAAGAGATTCTTAAACAGAAACAAACCGATGGACTTGAAGTTTCCAACGGTAAAATTGTAAAAGCGAGGAAATTGTTTTAAGCATATGAAAAAGGAAGTTGTAGCCAAACTTGAAAGTCTGTTGAAGAAGATGAAGTTGCCACTGCATAGAAAAACTATTAAAAGTGGCGATTCATTAAGATGGTTGCAAAGGAACTTGCAGGTTGAAAATGCAAATCATCCCCTCTATCCAGAAGCGATTAAACTGATCGGAGAAGTGTTTTGAATAATTTCTTTATTGGTATTGACCCAGGGATAAATGGCGGCTTGGCTGTAATTGATCATCTGGGGTGTTTGTTGTGTTGTGTTCCAATGCCGATTAAAAATGGCGAAGTTGACTCACGCATGTTGGCGGCGTATCTGAATAGATACCTAAAAGAGGGTGAGTGTTTCGCTGTTCTTGAAAAAGTAGGAGCAATGCCAGGACAGGGCGTTTGCGCGATGTTCACCTTTGGTAAAAATGTGGGAGAGATTAAAGCCGCATTGAAAATCTGTAAAATCCCGTATCAAGAAGTCACACCGGAAGGGTGGAAATCGGAAATACTGAAAGGTTTACCATGGAAAGCCCAGACTTCCAGATTTAAAGCACCAAAGGGTGCTAGTCCAAAGGAAATCGCCATTTTGAAGGAACAGCACAAAAAAGAGTTTGGTGCTGGTAATAACAAGGCGAAGAAAGATGCCAAGCTCATCGCATGTACGTTCATAGAGCGCAGGTTTCCAAACCTTGATATCCGCATGGGCAAAAAGAATCCTCATGATGGTATGGCAGAAGCCCTCTGTATGGCACTGTTTGCCAAGAAGATGCAAATTGGTTGATCTTTCTTACATTTTGTGATAAGATGTAACAAATTGTTATGGTGGTGTCAAAATGGGAAATATCAAATCATTGCCGAAGGTCGATAAGTATTCCGATTTTAAAAAGTATTGCAAACTAAATCCATTTCTCACTAACGCAGAACTTTGCAGAGCATATCACGTCACATCCACCACCATTTCTAATTGGAAAAAGAAAATGAGACTGGAGTTAAAACGTGAAAAAGTGTGAATGTGGTAGTTATGCAATAAATGATCATCTTCATGGCAGAGATGGAACGGATCAAGATTTGTGTGATGTATGTTACTGGCGAAAGCGTGCAGGGAAAAGTAGTTTGGATATAGTGGAACTCTTGGATGCTTTGAAAGAAACCAAACATCGCTTAGAAAAGCTCCATGAGATGTTCGATCTCGCTACTGCCGGTGATAAGACTCTGGCAATCATTAACACTCAGCTTAGAAAACATTTGTATGAAAACTAAGATTCGCTTACTGCTTTTCTCTCCGGTGCTGGCAATCTTTCTACTATTGCTTCTCATCATTGCGGGGTGTTTGAAAGATGGTTTTGTAGATGTTGGCCCAGTTTTAATAGACAAAGATTTACTCATTCCAGATAAAATTGAACCGAAAGATTTACCTCCGATACAACAGGATATATAACATGAAAATCGTGGTAACTGGTGGTGCAGGTTTCATAGGGTCTGCACTCATAGAACATTTAAACGAAATTGGTATTCGGGAAATCGTGGTAGTTGACGAGCTTGGCTTTAAATCTAAATGGAAAAATCTAGTTGGGTTGGATTATCAGGAGTATTATGAAAAAGATGATTTTCTGAAATACTTTGAAAAATTCCCTGTCATATCTGGGATAACTCATGTAGTCCATTTGGGTGCATGTTCCAATACCCAAGAAAAAGACGCTTCTTATTTGGTTAAAAACAACGTCGATTACAGTAAGAGACTTATAGATATCTGTACATTGCGGGATATCCGCTTCATATATGCATCGTCGGCGGCAACTTATGGAAATGGTAGCTGCTGTGATATGCAGCCCCTAACCGATCTGAAGCCGATCAATATGTATGGCTACAGTAAACACATGCTGGATATGTATATCCAGAAATACTACCGCGATTGTGCTACAGGATTGAAGTTCTTTAATGTCTTTGGGCCCAGAGAAGAACATAAAGGAATCATGAAAAGTTTCATTTTACGAGCTTTTGAGTTGCTTTCTTCTGGTGCTAGTTCATTGGACGTTTATGAAACCAATGGGGCTATGCGGGATTTCGTCTACATAGACGATGTGGTGAAAGTAATTACACATTTCATTGAAGGGTGTGATCTTGGCATTTACAACGTGGGTTCTGGTGTTTCTACATCATGGAACGACCTTGCGAATGTCATTTTCAAAGTCATGGGCAAGGAACCAAAGATTGATATCCAAAAGATGCCGTATGTAATGGAATCTGGGTATCAGTTTAACACACATTCAAATAATGTTAGACTGCGGCAGAGTGGCTATGTTGCACCAATGACCCTGATAGAGGAAGCGGTTAAACTGTATTATGATAAATGGAGGACCAGTAAATGAGTTTACTTCCAATGATAGTTTCATCGTTGTTTTTAACCATATTGGTATTTGTTGTGATTACTCTCGGTGCGATAGTCGTTGGCGAGGTGGCTGGCGATGTCAACGATAGAGTAATGATTGCTATGTTTGTCTTTTGCCTATTTCTGGCCATGTTGGTCAATACATTTCAATATGAAGAAAACTTAAAACTTAAACAACAAATCACAGGAGTTCAAAATGCTGAAAAAAGTCATCCTTGATAATTTCCAATCACATGAACATAGCGAATTTGAACTCAAACCACATATGAATGTGGTGTATGGTGTTTCTGATTCTGGTAAATCGGCGATTAGAAAGGGCATACAGGCGGTTTTAAATCGTGCCCCTTTCTATCTCAGGTGGGGTGTATTGGAAGGTAAAGTGACCCTGGAATTCGATGATTGTACGGTTTCCAGAGAGTATAAGCGGTCTAAGAATACCAAGTGTCCATCGTGTAAGGAAAAGGTTGATGATGTGACATACACCTGTGAAAGCTGCGGTGAAATACTTCCGGTGAAGGTGGCGCATGACCGGTATCTATTGAATGGTGAGGTATTTGAAAAATTTGGGACAGAGCTTCCTCCAATGCTTACTGAAAAGATGAGACTTGGAGAAATTGCATTTGGTGACATTTCAATCAATCTCAACGTGGCTACCCAGTTTGAAGACATGTTCTTCATCGGCACTTCATACAATGGAACCAAGCGCAATAAGATGATCTCCGGCCTTGTTCCAGACTCAGACAGGGTTGATACTTTGGTTAAAGAAATGAATTCTGAGAAGAATGATCTGCGTGCCCAGGTCAAGGTTATGCAGCGGGAGTATGATGATAACTCGTCCAAGATCGACCTTGTAGAGAAGGATATAGAAGAACTTACAGAGCTTCATGAAAAGATCGAATCACTGGAAACCAATCTGGGACAAATGAAACTGGAATTGGCAGCACTTATTAAATTCAAACAGGTTTCCGAGACTATAAAATTCCAAGACAAGATCAAAACCTTTCTGGAAAAGTATTCTAACAGTATGGAAAAGGCGGGAACGGTTATTACCACCTTTGAACGATTAAGCGGTAAGCTGATTTCTTGGAAAGTATGTAAAGAAAATATTCAGGTTTTAAAACTCAGAACAGTCGAAATACCGGAGCTTGAAAGCCCCACATTTGCTGTATTGGATTTCGAGAAAATGTTCAATGATCATCTGGCGCTGAAAAATATTAAACGTGATGTTGTCGCCTTAACCCTGATCAACACAGAACTCCCAGAATTACTTGGTGAAAAGATTGCCAATCAGATTGAAGTGGTTGATGGGTTATTGAAGAAAACTAGCACCATTACTGCGATTAAGCAATCACATGAAAAGTTAAAGCTCCTTGCCGATGAACTTTTCAAAGATGGTGAGAAGCTTAAAAAGGCACAGGAAATCCTGTTTGTCAACTTCAAAACCGAAAATCCTGAACTGATTTGTCCTCACCGCAAAGATGTTTACGCCGATGAATGCCTTGAAAAATTCAGTAAGTAATATGTTGACATTTGGTACCATTTGGTATATAATGTGAAACATTGGAGAACACCATGATACAGCCGATCCTTTACTGCACTGATATTCATTACGGCGCGAAGCCGGTATCTCGCAAAGACGATTACAATCTTGCCATTCTCAGGAAGTTTGAATACTGCCTGAAGATGGCAAAGAAATTTGAAGCTGTTTTACTGGTGGGTGGTGATCTTTTCGATCGTCCAACCCAGCAATATTACGATATTATCCGCTTAGTTGATGTGTTGAAACGATATCCAATGGTGAGAATCATTGTTAATCGTGGCAATCAATCTCACGATGGACACCCAGAGAACTCGCCGCTGACTCTTTTGAATCAGACTGGTCTGATAGAGACTTCTGATGATCGTGATTATGTCGATCTGGCTGGTGTGCGAATTATCTTTGCACCAAACTCTGAAGACCCGATGAGCAAAGATTGTCATATCAATAAGCATAGTGAAAACTATCTTATGACACATCATATGATAGTTGATAAACCGCTGGTATTCGATTACTTCTTAATGGAAGACTTTGTAACCGAATGTAGTCTTGTTTTCTGTGCCGACTATCACCCAAGCCAAGGTATTCAGAAAGTAAACAACATAGTATTCGTTGCACCTGGTTCAATTGCCAGACGCAAAATGACAAAAGATAATGTTGAAAAAGAACCAAGCTGTGTGTTATTAACAGATACCGGCTTTAAGGTGATCAAAATACCATACGAGAAAGACGTATGGGTCGAAAAGATTGACAAGGAAAAGCTTCAGGAAACCGAAGTTGATATGGGCGATATCCAAGATCAACTTTCATCAGCAGAAGAAACACTTTCACTAGAAACTGCTTGGCAACAATACGCGATTAAACAGAAATTAGATAGCGAAGTCGTAACCTACATTAACAAGCGCCTATTTGGTGTGAATGGAGTTGAACCTAAATGAATTTGGCAGAATATAAGGCAAAGGCAAAGGAACTTGAAGTCCGTCAGGCAAAGATTCAGAAAGAGTATGATCGTCAGCAGGTTATCTACGAACAGGAAATGGCAAAACTGAAAGACCTTGGCATTGACGATTTTGACGAAGTTGACGAAAAGATTGAGGAACTGGAAAAGAAGATTAAGACCGTTGGTGAAAATCTTGAAACCTTCTTAACCGGTTTTGAAAATAAAATTAAAGCAATCGAGGAACTTCTGGCATGAGTAAAGCCGATTACCAAAAGGTTATTGGAAAATACGAGGGCTTAACGCAGAGAACCAAAGACCTGCAAGATAGAATTAAAGCGAGTATTGTCCAGTGCGAACAGATTGAAACTAGCGTCGATGCTCTGTTTGGCTTTGGTAGTTGGATTAACACAGTTGTCAAAGATAAACTTGAATCTATAACCAATACTGCTTTGAAATCAATATTCCCAGATAAGGAAATGTTTTTCAGAGTAGTTCCAAATAAGACCAAGAAAGGCTTGTTTTACGATCTTTACATAGAAACCAATGGCGTTCCAACTGAACTGTTAGATGCCAAGGGTGGTGGGGTGCTTGATGTGGTGCAGATGTGTCTGCGTATAACCTATGTCAGCCGCCTCAAAGGTAAGCTTCGTCAGACAATCTTACTTGATGAGCCGTTTAAAAACCTTGATGCCGAACGAGTCAACCTCGCTTCACAATGGCTTGATCAGATTTCAAAGAGACTTAAAATTCAGTTTCTAATCATCACACACATTCCAGCATTGATTTTGACGGTCGAAAATAGTGGCAGAATCGAAGTCCGATATGCAGACAATAAATCAGAGGTTGTTCAATGAGTGAGCGTCGTATTGAATTATTAAAATATTTAAAAATTCAAAAAATGATCCATGTCAGAGTTGGATTGCCAGCGGAATTTTATAATAATGTAAAAATCTTTCTGACGCTGTGTGCTGGCAATGGTCTAAACTTGTCGAAAATGTTCATGTTCATGTTCGGCATTGGGTATGAGATGGTCTTGCACTTTTTAAAACGTGGGTCTTATACTTCAGTCAACGAAATGATCATTACAACCCGATACATGCGGGATATGTTTGAGGAAGTCATACAGTATCAGGGCAAGGAATGGTTCATGGATGCTAAATCATTTAAAGCCATTATCGCCGCCTGTAAGAAGCATAAGGTGGAGCCAGATGAATTGTTCGATTACATTGACAGTAACCGTGGCGCGATGCTTGGTGAACATAAGCTGTTGATGACGGCCGGTAAGGTCGAAGCGATGGTTGAATATTTTGTTAAACAAAGGAATTAACCGTTGAAAGTTAATCAGGAAATTTTTAAACTACTTGAGGCAATCAAAAAAGAACCACGTTCATCTCGGAAAATCCAAATGATCACCGATTTTCCACATAAAGATGAACTTAGAAAGCTGTTCTTCTTGGCGTATGACCCCTCTGTCGTGTATGGAATTACATCTAAGACATTTCCAGTCAAGAAGGGTGGTTTAGTAAGCGAGGTTGACCCTAATATCCTTGAGAAGATACCAGAAATCAAAGGCCGCAATGCCAAAATTCAGTACATTCAATCGGCAACTGCTTGGTTGAATGGCACTGCCAGACAGTATATTCTGTCGGCATTGGACAAGGATTTGAATATTGGTATGGGTGTTAAAACCATTAACAAGGCACTTGCCGGTACCGTTACAGACTTTCAAATGATGCTTGCCCATAAGCAGACAGAAGAACGATTCACTGGCAACTTTAAAGATGTTGATTATGTTTTTTACAATATTAAAGTTGATGGAGTCCGGTGCAAGATTGAAGTCCGTGGCAAAGACGATATCCACTTCTTCAGCCGCGATGGTCGAGAGATGGAAGAATTTCTAGTTGAGAATATTCGTTACGAAATTCAAAAGCACTATTATGTTTTCGCCGGTCGTCAGATAGACGCAGAAATCCATTCTAATCACTTTCAAAAGCTGATGAGAATCTATAGACGAAAGAACATTGATCTTGATTCTATCTACATCAGGAATTCAACCAGACTCGCAATCTTCGACCTGATTGATCTTGGCCATGAACCGCTTCATTCGCGTGTAAGCGCGATGAATGAATTGAAAGAATCACTTGGTCAAATGCGGTTTATAAGCTTCCTTGAATACATGAAACTGCCAGTCGATTACATGAAGATCGGGGAAGTTGCCAGACAATACATTAGAAATGGCGAAGAAGGTATTATCATTAAGCACCCGAACGCCAAGTATGAATTTAAACGCAGCAATGCTTGGCTTAAATTCAAGAACAAAGAAACGATCGACCTCACTGTAACCGGTTATTATTCTGGTGAACGTAATACAGAATTTGAAAATGCTTTGGGTGGGCTGATTCTCAATTACAATGGCGAAGAATTGCGCTGTGGTTCTGGGTTTAGCCGAGAAGAACGAATTGAACTATGGAAAGACCCAGATTCGTTGATCGGCGAAGTAATTGAGATTTCCTTTATGGAAGAAACAAAGACTGGTAGTTTACGACATCCAGTTTTTGAAAAATTCAGGTTCGACAAATTAACAGGAGAAACTTTAGAATGAAAACGATTTTCGACGTATTAGACGACATTCAGAACAAGAAGATTGAAAATGGCAAGATTTACAGAACTACTTTTGCCGACAATGGCCAGATGCGCGTTGCTATCACGAGCGATAACCCGATGGCATGTGCCGGTAGCTACGTTGGCTTCCTGACTAAGCGTGCTATTTTCATCAGCTTCCATGACAAGGAACCTGGCGTTATCACAACCAGAAAGCACCGCAACATGCAAATGTCTCTCCAGTTGATTCTGAGAGATACCTACGTTCCTTCTGACACCATTATAAAGGTTGAAGTGTTGGAAAATGAAGAAGATATCAAGGGCATGGTTGATACCGTGGCTGGCTTGCGTAAGACCATTGAAGATGCTGGTAATGGCGAAGATGGGAAGAAATTGATTCTTGAGCCATAATCTGCTATAATAATAAAGGCTGGTGCAATCCAGCCTCTATTTAACATCAATGGAATTTGCAATGAATAAATACAGAATAACGATGGCGATGGTAGATGAGAACCTTGAACTACTTAAAAGCGAGGTTTATATCTTTGCTTATAAGGGCAGAAAGGCGTCTGGTATCTCCGCCAGAAACATTCTACTGAACCTGAAAAAACTCTGCCACTCACTGCGTAAAGAAATTGGTGACGATCTCAAAAACCGAGTGATTGTCAAACGAACAATCAGCCCAGAATCACTTGAAGCGGCCAAAATTAAACGACAAAAGACCGTTGAATCAAAGAAGCGGCAGACCAAAAAATAAATTACTGGAGTTGAAGATGGATAAAGCGCATATCTTAGATGGTAACAACTTTTTCAGCAGGGTTTTCTTTGCTGGTGGTAGAAGCGTGTCCAGTGTGATCGGTGCTTTCATAAAGACCAGACAGAGATACAAGGGTAAATTTTTAGTAACCTTTGATACAACCAAATCTGAGCGGCGATTGGCGCGGTACCCAGAGTATAAAGCCGGTCGCAAAAGCAGTTTGAGTCCAGAAGAATATGAAGTGTTCAAAAAGAATCTGAATGCGTTCATAACAATTGTTAAGAACATGAAAGTGGCTGTCCTTGAGGGGCATGGCTATGAAGCCGATGATTATGTTGCAATCCTCTGTAAGATGCTTAAACGCTATCATGTCCACATTCACTCAACCGATCAGGATTTCCTACAGTTAGTAAGTGACAATGTAACTGTTATGAAACCAGATGGTGAGGGTGGGGCACTGGCAATAACCCCCGATAATTTCTTTGAAATTGTTGGCGTACCTCAGAAATTTTTTGTAGACTATAAAGCGATGGTCGGTGACAAGTCAGACAACATTCCAGGTATAGATGGAATTGGGCCAGGTAAGGCTTCCAAATATATCAACGAGTATGGCTGTTATGAAGATATTGTTGAAGCTTTGAAACCGAAACTTTGCGAAACGAAAAAATCAAAAATGCCGAACGCAACTGAAAAGAAACTGTTGGATGGTATGAATTCAGTAAGCTTGGCTAGAACTTTGGTAGACCTGTCTCTTGTGTATGATGACGAAAATCTCAAAAATTTAGTAAGAGAGAAAGTGAAAAACACAAAACTAGATTTAGAAGCAATTTTGGAGACTTTAACCGAAGTTGATTCTGAGGAATGTTTTGATGTGGTGCGTGCGGCGTGCAAAACTTTCACGGTTTAGCCCCAGAAATTCAAGATGATATAGTTATTCATCAGGGAAAATTTGCGAGGGACATACGTCCTTCGCTTAGTCTAATTCAGGATTTTCTAATTCTAGGACTTACCGGTCGTAGTAGTGAAGATGTCAGAAGTATAAGACGAAGCAAAAATTTCCCACTTGAAAAACTATGGGCAAAACTGGTTGGTTGTAAATACGTTGAATCCCCATATGCGAATAATACACAACGAATGTTTGAAAGACTAACCCGCATGTATTGCGGACAAAATACAGAATATTTGGAACTAATTAAGTTGGCTTTTGCAAAGAAGGTGAACGATAATGGGAAATGAAATTATCAAAGTAACAAAACAAGAACTAGAACAGATCGACGACTACACCAAGAAAATAGAGCAACAAAACTACAGGTTAATTTCTCTAAGGAAAAAGCAGATTTATGAAATGTTGCGCGACGCAACCGTTCGTAGAATTGAAACTTCCAGAAATATTGCTCATTGGATTAAAATGTTGTCAGACAAGATTTTCAACCCTGAAACTATTGATGAAATGGACTTGAACAAGGCAATTGCGTTGTTTAAATACGTGAATAACATCAACTTGAAAGTGCTTTCAGAAAGTAATCGTCTTGAAGAAGTGCTTAGTAAGTACATTGAAAGTGGCGTTATGGACACAGCGGACAAAATCGGTACGTCTGATAAGCAGAATGAACGCGAGAAGATCAAGCATGAAATTCTCAACAAACTCAATAAGATGTTCAAGGACACAGCCGATGATGCTGATGTAGTTGAAATCGAGAAACCGGCAGGACTCAGCGATGAAGAAAAGGTAGAACTTGAAGCTGCTGAAAAGAGTCTTGCCGACAATCTCGCCGCCATAGACGAAGAAGTTGATTTGGACATAATGATTGATGATGAATGATTCCTAGAACTAATTCATGATAGAATATTCTAGGACTTAAATAGGATATTTTGGACAAAAAAATATGGCAGGGAACGCGGGTTCCCTGCCTTTATTCGTCATCTGAAATGTTGTTTAATTAGCGTCATTGCACGTTCAAACGGGATATTGTGCATCTTTGCAATCTCAGTTGCCATTGTATGGACTTTCACACTAATGACGGCAATAATCATAGATTCCTGCATCATCTCGTCGAGTGATTTGATTACAACTTCATTTCGCTTTTCTATGATCTTTTCTATGATCTTTCGTTCGTTAGAACTTAACATATCATGATGTACCCCCTTTGTATGAAACTAGATCAAGCAGCTCTCCAACTGACATCACCATTGGGTTAATGACTTTATCAAATAGACTCTGCTTTTCTTCCAGAATTGCATTTATTCTTTCTTCAAGAGTTCCTTTACAGACAAGCTTATACACATCTACATCTTTCGTTTGACCTATCCTGTGAGAACGGTCTGTGGCTTGGTTTTCAACAGAAGGATTCCACCAACGATCAAAGTGTATAACTGTGTGTGCTTGTGTCAGGGTTAAACCAGAGTTACCAGCTTTCAAGGTTAGAATTATATAAGGAAAAAGCCCGCTTTGAAACTGATACGCAATTTGCGTTCGCTTCTTAGCAGACAGCTTTCCATCTATAACCAAACCAGACTCGCCGTAGATTCTAGTTAAGAACCGGTCGAGAATTTGCGCTGTGTTGCGGTATTGTGTGAATACAATAACCTTTTGCTTTTCTTTGCGCTCTAATAGGTCTTGTACCGCTTGCAATTTGCATGGTATATCTTTGCCCTGCCAGCTTGTTAGAATCGCTTCAGGATCGCTGCAAGCCAGCTTTAAAAGATTGATATACTTGAATATACCGGCCTTGCTTTTACCATGCTGTAAATCAGCTTTAAAATGGTCTATTATGGCATTGTACAAGCCGATTTGTTCCCTTGTCATTTCGCAATACAGCACATGCTCGTTTTTATCTGGCAAGTTTAAATCCAATGTTTTATCAGTTTTAACTCGCCGTATAAAATAAGGCATCAACAAACCTTGCAGCCAACGAAAGGTTTCTTCGTTCTGTTGCAATTCTTTGAATGCTTTTTCTTCACCGAGAAGTCCTGGTTCAAGGAATTGAAAGATAGACCACAAATCCATTAACGAGTTTTCAATTGGCGTTCCTGTCATAGCAATTTTATGATTGCTTTTCAAAGAACAAACCAGCTTAGACTGTTTTGTAGTATGGTTTTTGATTTGCTGTGCTTCGTCTATTGTGATCAAATTCCAGTGAACTGATTGGTATAATTTTGGATTGCATAGCACATGACCATATGTAGTTATGTATGTATTGTGCTTCAAATCAATTTCAGAATCTACCACAGAGAACTTGATGTTTGGCGCAAACTGGTATAATTCCTTGCACCAGTTGCCAACCAGAGATTTCGGAACGACTATGAGATTTGGTGCTTTGTTATCATTATTGAGAATGTTTAACAACGATATAATTGTTATCGTTTTACCCAAACCCATGTCGTCCGCAAGCATAATGTTTCGATTGCATTTTAAGGCACCATAGAGCATTTTTACCGCTTCTTGCTGGTATGGTTTCAATTGGCCGTTAAAGTGTTGTGTATTGCCTTTAAAATCGCAAGGAATAGGCATATTTTTTACCGTGATATTATCCGATAAAATACCTTGTTTTTTATCCTGCAAAAGCTTTAATACGTCCACCATGTTTAAGTCTGGCGTAGTGCGGATTTTGCGGATTAAATCTGCGTCTATCACGCGCCACTCGCCGTTGAAAAAGATAACATTACTTAAACTCTCAGTGAGCTTTTCGTATGTCTCATTCATCTCAACGCCATCTATGGCTATCTTGGCAGTTAAAGGCTGCTTAGATGTAGATGAAACTCGGATTTCCATTTTCGTATTCCGATTTAAATTCTTTGGGACTCTGATTTCAAAACCAATCTCTGTCAGCGTTTCCCAATTCTGGACGATATAAAACATCTCGTCTACAGATAAAAAGCTCTGTTCAAAGATACTCTCGTTGTCCCATTTGTTGCGAAGGAACGAGTCTTTGATACAATAGAGATAATACTTTTCAACTAAGGATTCAGACGAAAAGATATCCTTTATCGGACATTCTTTACCATGGCTGATATACGAGAACGCGATTTTAAAACCATTATGAATCGAACGAATTGATATGACGGGTTTCATAATAGCGTTCCTTTCTTAGATTGATTTACAACCAGAAAAACCCAGACCCAACTCTCAGCGGAGTTGAATCTGGGTTAGTAATCACTTGAACGCACACCATCCACCATAGGCAATCGTCACTTTGCCTTCTCTGGCATCGGTTTTGATCTTCTCAACGATATTTTTTG